GCAGCTTTCGGGTTACAGGGGAAGTGACTCGGAAACTAATAGCGGGAAGTCTGGCCTTAGTCCTTTCGGCTGGGCTTTCCGCTTGCGGTTATCAGGGTTGGATTCGCTATGAATGCCAAGAATACGACAACTGGTCGAAGCCAGAATGCCAAGAGCCACAGTGCGTCCCTACTGGAACGTGTACTAGCGACGTCCTTGGAGAAGAAGCTCCACAGCCCAGCGCGACGCCGTAGTCCAGAAGAAGTCCACGCCACTCTCATTCTCATCATCGGCTCGACTTTAGCCGCTGTCTTCTTGATCGTTACCCTTGGAATTACCTACGCGCTTATCTTCGTTACACAGCCAATCGGCGGACAAGCTCCTAACGATGCGGCCTTTATCGATCTTCTAAAGACTCTTTCGATCTTCTTAACTGGATCACTAGGCGGAGTTCTTGCGGGTAATGGATTAAAGTCCAAACCCAAAACACCAATCGACACGCCGACAGATAAGCGGGAATCTTGACCTAGACGCGTTCTTGCTTCACTCTTTACATAGGGAGCGCGAACGTCGCTCCCAGTATCGGGAGCTAGTAATGAATGAATTATCGATTATCGTGATGATGCTAATAGCTGGGATCTTATGGTCAGCTATGAGCTATTCAGTAGGTTATAAAGAAGGCCAGCGAGAAGGCTTTAAGCGCGGTCGAGCTGTATCACGTCACGCGGCTAAGGACGTGCGCTAATGAGCTTCTTAGACAATTACGAAGACGTAGCGGCCAGAATTGCCCGCTTATGGTTGACACACCCTACAGCTAGAGTTCAGACGAACATCGTAGACTTTAACGCCGAGAAGGGTTACGTCCTTATCCAAGCCCAGATCTTTCGCGAGTACGAGGATCTCTACCCATCGGCTACCGATTACGCATTCGGTAACGTAGCGACTTATAACGTTAACATGAAGAAGTTCTTCGTCGAGGATACTGTGACGTCGGCGATCGGTAGAGCTATCGGATTACTACTGGGAGCGGACAAGCGTCCGACTCGTCAGGACATGGAGAAAGTCGAAACTATCAGCGCGAAGGTGGCTAACTCAACGGCCGACGATTACGACCCTTGGACACAGAAGTTCGGCGAAGTGCCAAGCTATAAGACGGCAGAAGAAGCCGAACAGAGCGGCATTCCCAGCCTTGGATCATCGATGGACGAGATCGCTAAGCAGCTGGGCGGAGAGTTACTTCCAGAAGCTCCACAATGCAGCCATGGACATCGAATCTTTAAGACTGGAGAAGCTAAAACTGGTAAGGCTTGGGGCGGCTGGTTCTGCGTCGAGAAGACCAAGGCGACACAGTGTTCTCCGCTCTGGTACGTCTTAGCCAGCGATGGCAAGTGGAAGCCACAGGTCTAAAGATGAGCGATCTAATCGAGATTATTTATCCGCAATCAATGACAGCCAAGCTTCTACAGAATGGCGAAGTCATAGCCGAGTATAAAGTCGAACAGTGCGACAGCTGCGCCAAGGTTAAGAAGCTAGACGCTTTTGGTTATACCAAGGGCCAAGGCGGAGAGAAGTTAACTTGGCTCTGTGGAGACTGTAGATGAAGGTAAAGCCTACGATCGAAGATAAGGTCTTAGCTCACACTGTAGCTCTAGAACGAATCGCACAGGTCAACGGCCACCCAGACGCTTCTAGTCGATACGACAGACAGCTCGGCTTCCATGATTACGTCGCGCAAGTGGCCGAGTCAATAGTCGCCGAGATCTTGGTCGCTCGCTACCTTGGTTACACAGACTTCGATCCAAGGTCGTCACAATTTAAGAAGACGGCAGATGTCGGAAGCTTCATCGAAGTAAAGTGGACACGTTACGAGACTGGTCAGTGCATCATCGGAGAAGGCGATAGAGCTACAGACGTGGCCGTCCTAGTCGTAGGCACTAGCCCGAATTACAGACTAGCGGGCTGGATACCTGTAGCCATGGCCAAGCGGCCTAAGTATAAGAACTCTAAGCAGCCTACTTGGTGGGTCGACCAGAAGAACTTACAGCCGATCGAGAATCTAAAGGGGAGCAACTATGGACAAGCTGCGCTATAAGTGCCGAGTCTGCAAGAAGGACACCGATCAGCTCATTCGTGTAATTACAGATAATCTTCCAGAAAACGTTAAGACGATCCAGTGCTGCGTCTGCTCGACGATGACGGTGGCACTAATTGGAGAAGCTAATGGCGACCTATGAATACCGCTGCGAAGTATGCAGTAAAGAGCTAGAGATCCAGCGATCCATCGATGACACACTGGCCAGAGATCCTTACTGTCCGAATTGCACTGTCCCAATGAAGCGCATTTACTCGCTTGGTGGGATCGTGTTTAAGGGTAAAGGCTGGGGCGGTAAGCCATGAAGTTATCCACAGACGTTATCCACAGGCTGTGGGACACGCCCAAGACTACGCTCAGACTTGCGCGGTATTTGACAGCATCGCTACTATCTCTTCGCTTGAGGCGAGCCGCTGAGGCGGATAGCTCGCAAGAGCGAAAGATAGGTTTAGGGGCGGTCTATGCCATTACGGCATCGCTCTTAATAACGAGCATTCCAGAAGCAACAGCTAAGAACTATTCTGTAGATCATCTAAAGCTCTACGCACATTCGAGGATTCTTGACTATAAAGAGTTCCAGTGCTTTAACAGAATCATTACTAAAGAATCTCGATGGTCATACACAGCGAAGAACGGTAGTCACTTCGGACTAGGCCAGATGCGCTCTAAGCATTACAGAGATCTAGACCCTTATCGTCAGATAGACGCTACTCTTAAATACATTACGAATCGTTACGGTACAAGCTGCAAGGCTTGGGCATTCCATCAAGAACGGAACTATTACTAATGACTTTACACTCACAGCGTAAGAGCAACTCGACACAGTGGAAGAAGCTTCGGCTTCGGATACTTAATCGCGATGGCTGGATCTGCTTTTGGTGTGGCATGGAAGCCAATACGTGCGACCATGTAATCCCAGTAGCTAGAGGCGGGTCAGATGACCCAGATAACTTAGTCGCAGCGTGTAAGCGATGTAACTTCTCACGTCAAGATAGGCTGCCCGAAGAGATGGATCTTGCGAAGAAAAAGGTAGGCGGTGTTTTTTTTGATGGGAGTTCCACCGCCACTCTCTCCCGAGGTCTTCTTTCACCACCAAACGACTCGATAAAGCATGAATAGCCACGCAGAAGACTCGAAAGGACACCAGAAGCCTCAAAGTGGCTCAGATCGGCCCACATCGGAAACCGAGAGAACTACAGGACTCTATCTAGGCTCTCCGACTCCCAGAATCCACTCTAAACTTGTGGATCTACCGTCACGCGGCCAAGAATTGATCGATTTTGCCGAAAGTATCAAGCTTCCGCTCTTACCTTGGCAGAAGTTCGTCGCGATGGAAGCTCATCGCGTGAAGCCAGACGGCCGCTGGCATTCTCCGCTGGTCTGCGTCGTCGTAGCGAGACAACAGGGTAAGACTACGCTTATGAAAGTAAGGGCATTAGCTGGTCTCTTTTTATGGGAGAACGGACTCCAGATCGGAACAGCTCATCGACTTACTACATCGCTGGAGACTTTCCGAGACATCGTTAACATGATCGAAGAGAACGAACATCTGGCCAGACAAGTAAAGCGAATCCGCTGGGCGCATGGATCGGAAGAGATCGAGCTTAAATCCGAGTTCGGCGGCGGTCGGTACATGGTTAAAGCTGGCGGCTCAGCTGCTCGCGGTATTTCCAAGCCCGAGACCGTCTTCGTCGATGAGACCAGAGAGCTTAAAGACGAATCCACGTGGGCCAGCTTGCGCTATACCATGATGGCGGCGAAAAATCCGCAGCTCTGGACGCTATCGAATGCGGGAGACCAGCATAGTCTCGTCCTTAATGCGCTCCGCGAGCGCGGAATGAGCGCAGCTAAAGGCGACGACATCGCTTACTATGAATGGTCATCTAATTACGAGAAGATCGACGACACTCCCGCATTCTGGAAAGGTGCGGCGATGGCTAATCCAGCACTCGGCCACACAGTCCACATCGATAACATTCGGGCCGTTCTTAACGATCCGCCAGATGTCGTAAAGACGGAAGTCCTATGTCGCTGGGTCGCTACGATCTCCGCAGCTATTCCCGCCGAAGAGTGGAATCAATGCGGAGAAGAAGGCTTGGAGCTTGATCCAGAGAAGACGACTTGGCTGGGCATCGATGTAAGTCCGAATCGTAAAGACGCGGCTTTAGTGGCCGCTCAACAAATCGACGACGAGCGATTCTTCGTAAAGCTTTTACACACTTGGCATAACCCGATTAACTTGGACGATAAAGCGATCGCGAACGACATCGCTCCTTATGTAAAGCAGTATCCAGTCGAGACAGTGGCTTATTCTAAGAGGACGGCTTCGGCTATAGCTGCGCGGTTAGTTCCAGCGGGTATCCCAATCTCGGACATCGACGGCGCACTGTACGGCCAAGCTTGCGACGAATTGTTAGGAGCGATCACATCGAAGAGATTACGACACGACCCGAAACAGACAGAACTCTCCAAGCAGATCTTATCAGCTGCGAGACTTCCATTCGGAGATGGTGGCTGGACGATCGGGCGGAGAGCTTCTCAGTCGACTGTCTGCGCGACGGTTGCGACTGCACTCGTCACCCATTACGCGACACGCCCACCGATGGATCTTGACATCATGGTCGGCTAGGTGTATCGGCTTCTCTAGAATTGTGGCATGGGATTACTCGATCTATTCGTTCCGACGGTTAAAGCTGCGTCCCCAGAAGCTTCTATCAGTATCGAAGCTGCGGAGTCTCTTTATCCTGTAAACACTCTTAACTCTCTCGGCGGCTATTACTTCATGGGTAATCAGACCGCTACTCGTACGGAAGCCATGGGCGTTCCAGCTCTAGCTCGCGCGCGTAACATTATCTGTACGACTATCGGATCTTTCGGAATGCACACTCGTAACATCGCAACAGGCGAAAGAGTGCAACAGCCGCGTGTTATCAATCAGCCAGACCCGCGAATCGCTGGCTCTGCATTCTGGTCATGGTTAGCCGAGGACATTCTGTTCTATGGTTACGGCTACGCGCGTGTTATGCAACGCTACGCGGACACTGGTCGCATTCAGGCGATGGAAAGAATAGATCCGCTTCGTGTAACAGTTACTACTAACGGCAACGGAACAGAGATCGACGCTTATGCAGTCGACGGCCTTTACATTGATCCGAGCGAATTAGTCGTCTTTACTGGACTCGATGAAGGAATCTTAAATCGCGCTGGCCGCACTATTCGCGCAGCTTCGGCGTTAGAAAAAACAGCTTACGACTTCGCAATAGATCCAAACCCACAGACAATCTTAAAAAACTCTGGCGTCGCACTTCCGAAAGATCGCGTAGCTGCTTTAGTTGCAGCATTTAAGAATCGCACATCGAAAGCTGTTACATTCTTAAACGGTGACGTATCGATCGAGACTGTCGGTTACGATCCTAAGAATCTACAGCTTAACGAAGCTCGCGGATACCTAGCTCTCGAATTATGTCGCGCTGCCGGTCTTCCAGCTTACTTCGCAAGTGCCGAGCCGAACAGCTTTACTTACTCAAACGCACTAAGCGAACGTCGTTCACTAATTGATTATTCGCTTCGTCCGCTTATGACAGCGATCGAACAGCGAATGTCTTTATCGGACTTTACGCCCTTGGGTCAGGACGTGAAGTTCGATCTAGACGACTTCTTACGCGGTAATCCACTAGAGCGCGCGCAAGTTTACGAAATCTTAAATCGAATCGGTGCTATGTCGATCGATGAAATACGAGAAGAAGAGGATCTACTTCTATGAAAATCACTACACCAATGAACATCACAGCGGCCGATTCTAACTCGCGCACTATTAGCGGGCGCATCGTCGCATTCGAGGAAGAAGCTAACGCGTCGACTGGGAAGGTCGTATTCGCGAAAGGATCAATCGCTCCAGCTTCCGTAAAGTTAAACTTGGAACACGATCGCACTCGTCCAATCGGTAGAACTATGGACATGACACTAAACGAAGATTCGATCGATGCAGTCTTTAAGATTACGAACACTACAGCGGGAACGGACGCGCTTACCGAAGCGATGGACGGACTTCGCGATGGATTCTCCATCGAACTAGCTGTAGATGATTACATCATGCAGAAGGACGGCACTATGCGCGTTCTTGCTGGAGAATTAACTGGCGTCGCTTTAGTTACAGAGCCAGCGGTACGTTCTGCTCGCGTAAGTGAAGTAGCTGCAACAGAAGGCGAAGAAGTCGCCGAAGAGATCTCCGATTCCACAGTGGAAGAGGAAGTAACACCAACAACAGAAGGAGACGAAGTGGACAACACCGTCACAAACGCGGAAACCGTCGAGACGGTCGAAGCTGCTCAGTCAACAACAGCCGCAGCGAAGCCAATCGTAGGCGGATCATTCACCAAGCCACGCTTAGAGTTCACAGCTGCTAAGTATGTGGAAAACACAATTCGCGCAGCGATGGGCGACGATCAAGCTCGCCAGTACGTTCTCGCAGCCGATAACACGACAGATAACGCGGGCCTAGTACCTACTCGCCAGATGGCCGAAGTAGTTAACGGACTATCTACTCTTATCCGTCCATCGATCGACGC